CGACACGACGCAATAACGTACTGTTCAAAGAACCGTACACGTCATCAACACTAGTCTTTGTACGCTCGACCTCAAGACCAAGCCCGCCGACAACCCCCATCCAATGCTGCGACAGAGCCTTCTCCGACTGGAAAAGGATATCGTCGCCGTTGATCAGACAAGGAACTCGAACCGTTTCGCTCCACGACAAACCAAAGGTCCTTGCGGACCAAAGGAATGCCATCCTGTTCTGCAAGCAGAGCAGGGGGAACGAAAGGTAAGAGCCCATCATCTGACCGATGCGAGGCTCGCCAACGTCTACGCGTTCAGTAGGCGGCGATCCGGGTGACTCCGAGACCATGTAAAACAACCATGGCCTAAGAATCCGAGTCGCCTGCTGACACACAGACGGAGGCACAACACTAGAAGTGGAGATAAGGGCACTCACGATGACCTCCGCAACCTCGATCGACAAATTGTCGGTCGCAGAAGCGTAGTCACCGGAGGTGAGGTGCCCAGAATCGGTGAACCCGGCCTTGAGCAACATCTCGTCCGTCACGTCCCCACGAGCCAACCAACGACTACGGCTGAGATGATTATAAATCGTCTTGTGAAGCGGTCGAAGGAGTAACTCGTCGGCAGAAAACTTCGTCAACGGACGAGGTTTGCCAGCGGACTGGACAAGAATAAGCTCTGCTTCTGGGCGTTCGCGTTCGGGGCGGTAAGGACCACTCAGCGCTTCATTAAGAAACGCATCGTGGTCAATTCCGCTGCCTAAGCAACCGCCGTTAGCACGGGAATTCTCGATTGTCGAAGAGAGGGGGGGAGAAGTGAGCAGAACCTGTTCTTCGTAGCCTAAGTCCCATCCCTTTGGGAAAAGACGAAGGGTTTGTTGTTGAACGAATCGCAGGTAACCGGCGGGGAGATCGCGCTTGGGACGCGCGAATCCCTCGACAAGCTTCGCCATCAAGGGCGCCGTCATGCATTCGCAAGACGGCGGCAATCCCTTTTTGATCGACTGCCAGGCCATGACTTCCTTAGGGTCGTCACTCGGGCAGTTCCCAAGAAGCTTCTTCACCGAGGCGGCCACTTCGTGGCACTCGCCGGTGGGTTGGAAGGTGGGGGCGGGACATCCGAAGATGTACCCCCAATCCGCAAGAGCGCGGCGCACGTACTGAGACGTGCGAGCTCGAAACGCGCGACAATGTCGCGGGGTTCCACGAGATCCATCTCTGTTCTTCGGACGCAGAGACGAGCTAGTGGATACCATCATAACCAATAACGTCGAAAGATGTTATTGTGCCA